GCATAAATTTCATATAATCGTACTTTTTTTGAACTCCATTGCGGTTAAAGATTAGGCTCCTGCGGGGGCCAAACCTATCCCACAGGATAGTCAGCAGGCATTGCATAGCCCTTCGGCTACGAGCAGTACTTCTACCATCTGTAGAGGTCACAGTCAAGTCAACAAAGGCAGTATCTCCATTAGGTCTATGTAGGTAATGGGTAGGTTCTTCTGATCCATTGATCACCCTAGCCACCGCTACCCCTACTATTTCTTCGCCATCCTTAGCAACCCCAACCATGCCACGCTGGTTGTACCAGCTAAACCACTCCCTAAAGATAGGCCAGCGAGACTCTGGCACGCCAGATAGCTCAACATACTCCATAGCGTTCATATGGTCTTCTGTATCTCGATTGTGTCTGGGTTGGCTGCTGCCATGATCTGGCGAATAGCCATCTTGTTTGCTGAACTAGAAATCTTGATATTGATTAAACGCCACTTCTCGTACTTACGAAGGTCATTGGCAATCTTCTTTTTAACCGAGGAGGGCAGGACGGCTGGCAAGGTAAACTCTAGGGTTAGGGTTGAGCTTGCAATGTTTAGGTTAGGTACAACGCTGACATCCCCAACATCGACATCACGCTGGATGAAGATGTTGGCATCATTGGAGAACGAGTTGTCAAATACAACCTCGAAATGGCTACCATATTTGAGCGAGAATGGATCGTTAAAGTCAAAGTCTTTAGTTCTTACGAAGGACTCATAGGCTGTTCCTGAGTCAACGTAATCAGATGAAGTTGTCCCAGCAGGACTCTTAAACCCAGCGTACTTACTAATAAGTCCTGTTGTATTTTTCAGCATCAACCTTGAGCCTTCAGCGTTAAAATTGGTTAAGGCAAACTGCATTGCCTTCAGAGTCCAGGTTCCTTCAAACGCCCCTAGCGCGGTGTTGTACACCAGCAGGGTATCGTTGGTATCATTGGCCTCAGTAGGTATAGACAAGAAGTATCTATTATCGTAATACATGGCAGTAGATACTGCGATAGCCTGCGTGTTTATGCTTTGGATAACGTCCTTAACTATCTCTGAAATGGGTATGCCAACTGAGCTAAAGTCATCCGCTACTGACCGCACCAGCGACCTAATACCATTGTCGGACAAGAACAATATATCGCTACTCACTTGAACCGCAGTACCAGTAGCCACGCACCCTGTATTGTTTGATATGATGGACACAATCCAATCTGCTGCTGTGACTGCATCACTTGGAACTTCCACTTGGAACACCCTGCGCTTCTTGAATACGATGATCCTATTCTTGTAGTAAGGAACGATTGCAGTTATCTCGTCACCATCATCGCCGTTGACAACAATGCTGTTGGTCGCATCCCATATAGAAGGATCTAAAATGTCGGAGGCGTAAAGCGTGTTTCGGTAAGCTCCAGAACCAACGGCAAACAACCTGTTCTCCGTGTTAATCAAAAGCCTCAAGCCTTGTGGCGGTGGGCTGACAGTGGCTGTAGCAACCGCGCCAGACCCATTGCCAATGATTGTGATTGTAGGCGCGGTTAAATAACCAGAACCGCCGTCAACAACAGTCACGCCTGTTACCGCTCCACCAGCAACTGTTGTAATAAAGGTTGGCACTGTACCGCCCAAGTTAGGTCCAGTAGCAATTGCAGTTGCGCTTGTATAACCAGTTCCAGCGGTAGTAACTGTTACAGCGCGAACCTTGCCACCTTGCCTTGTGATAATGCTACCATTCCAGAAATGAAAGTCTCCGTCAGCATCAGCCAAGTACATCTTGTCATTAAACTGAGCCATCGAGACTTCGGTTGTGCTGAGGACTGAATAACCATTAGCCCATTGCTGCGAGTAAGAATCCCATGTGTTTGTGGATTGGAGCCAAGTGGCATCAATTGGCTGCATGGTAGAAGTACCATTTGTGTCAATACTAAAGAACCTTCCATTGGTTACAGTCAGCAACTGCTCGTTGGTAGATGTCTCGTAGTAACGCATCCCACCCACAGAACCAACCGCGCTGGTGGCAGTAGTGCAAAAGTTTGTTGTACCAACCCGAGTTTCAAGATTGCCCTTTGGGGAAAGGGTCATGTTTTGTAACTGCTGTACCTGGTTCTCGGCTAGTAAGTCAGATTGCAGGCCGCTAGCCTGCCCACCTAAAAAGCTCCTAATGCCATCGAACGTCAGGACATCATCCGTTGCGTCAACGAAGTATGGCATGGTAGTTAAATTATCTCTTCGATTGAGAGATCGCCTAGGCTGATTGGTGTGATCTGTTTCATCCCGCCTACTTGAGAGAGTTCGTAGTTTGCCATTGCAGCTAGGTCAGAGTTGGCGGCCTGGGTAACGATCTGTGACTTGCCATACTGACGCTCGCGCTCTAGGGCATCGGCGTGGGTCAAGGCCAAGACAACGTGGCTTACATGAGGCAAGCGAAGTTCATCTGCAATTGCGCTGGCTGAGGGAGGAAAGTCAACGACAAAGTTGGTTCTGGTTAGGCATTGAAGTTTTTGCACAACTAAGAGCGTGCTTGTGCTGGCAGTCTCTAGGATTGGGTATAGGTCAAGCTCTGCTGTGCCACCAGTGTTACGACCCTTGAAGTAAAAGAATACAGGCGTGCCAGTGCTGGAGTCATCAAGTAGGGCAGAGTTTTGGCTGACAATTGTTGCCAAGTCCATCGCCTGCAACTCGGCATTATTGTAGGCAACCGAAAGCGGGTTCTCTACATTTGAGCCAAGGGTGACTGTTCTGCTCCCAGCGGTAACAGCGTAGGTAGAGGTAGTAACGCTCTCACGCCAGGGTGCAAAGTTCCACACCCGCCTGTAGTTTAGGCTGGCCGATTTTTGCAGAAAGGTAAGCGTATCGGCATCGGTCTTGCCAATCTTCTCGCCTGCGTATTGGGCGATTTCAGTTAGGGTCATTTATCCCTCTGTGGGCGCGTCAACAGGAATGGGTTCAATGACAGGAATAGGCTCAATGACAGCAATAGGTTCAAGGGGAATTGAACTAGGATCAATCTCAACTTCGTTTTCGTCAAAGTATTTAACTTCGCCAGTTATGCAGTTTGATTGAATTCTTGCTATCATAATTATCCTTCGTACATGATGTTGATGTTTCCAGCATCGAAGGTGTCTGTGCCGTTGACTGTTGTCATTCTTACTACAGATAGTACACCAGCAAGCGGTTTTGAGCCTCCAACAAGACAAGTGTTGACTGAGTTGCTTTGGCCCATTGTTCCAGCAAAAGACCAAAGATTTGTAGATGAGTTCAGAAGAGAAATAATAAAGACACCATTTCTTGTAGCACCCGAACTTGCGCCATCATTAAGATCAAAACCATCTGTAAATTGAACAGAGGAAAGTGTTGTTGTTCCAAACCCAGTTGTTGCTCCAAGATACCCACTTGTTTCGACTCCAGCAACAGGCCCAATACGAAACCGTAAATTTGATGCTCCATTTGTAGAAACTCCGCTAATGCTTACAGTAATCCTCTTCACCCAACTAGGAATACCAGTAAAGTCAATCGCTGTTCCACTTGTAGAGGCAACAGCAGTGGCAGAAGTAAATGGTTGAGAAAGATTTGTTGGCGTTACTTTTGCAGTGCCAATTGTTCCCGTTCCTTGGCTAATCGTAAAGTCACCAGCAAGAGTGGTGGATAGATTACCAATCGTTCCAGTAGTGCTATTGAGAGTAGTAATTGTTCCTGTGGTAGTATTTAATCCAGTAATAGTTCCAGTTGTGCTATTTAGCGTGGCAACAGTTCCAGTTGTGCTATTTAGCGTGGCAACAGTTCCAGTAGTGCTTATTAGATTGGTAATGGTTCCTGTTGTGCTATTAAGCGTAGCAACTGTTCCAGTTGTAATGCTTGCCGTACTCGCCGTAAGCGTCTGAACTGTTCCGTTTGTGATATTGGCCGCAGTAGAGATGGTTGTGCCAGCGGTAAGTGTAGGTATCACCCCAGTCGTAATCGTGCCAGTCGTGATTGTGGCGTTGGAGGAAACCAACCTAGTTCCCGCAGCAGTTCCGTAAGTAAGCGCACCAGTAAGGTTTAGGTTTACAAAAGTCCCAGCAGTAAGAGCATCGTCAAACAAATTCTGAACTGTTGCACGCCTAGGCGCACCTGTATCAGAAACACCTCCAACAGCAATTAGAATCTGGTCAGCAGTTCCTACTGTTGTTAATTCGGTCTGGGTTGTGATTAGGCCAGCGTAGATCGCCGTATCATCAATAAGGTTATGCAGGCCAGCCGCAGTAACAGTGCCATTAGTGGCAAATGTCGTTGTTCGATTTAGAATTGTTGCCATAAATTAAGCCGTAAACCTCATTGCGGTTGCAAAGAAAATGCCAGCGGGGATTGTCCCAGCGGTTGCGCCTTGGTTCTGGATTGAGTAGCGAACAACATCTGCTGTTTGTGGATATAGCGACAATCCGATATTAACTGTGCCAGTAGCCGATCCTAGTGAGTTAAGCGAACCGAAAACAATATCGCCAAGTGCCGCGCCAGTTAGGGTGAAGGTTCCAGTTGTAGTGTCTACTCCGTTATGCGCGGCAACTGTAGCAGATGTAAACGCTGCCGTGCCAAAGCTGACCTTTGTTATGTTGGGGCCAGTTGCACCAATCTCTAGCGTGCCAACTGTTGCAAGCCCAGTATTGCTGATCGTGGTAGAAGCAATCGTCCCAAGCGTGTTTGTGCCAGTAGAAGAGGTAAAGCCAGTAGCAAAAGTTGTCGCGCCGTTGATTGCGGGGATCGTGGCCGTGCTGATTGTAGCCGTGGAGATTGTGGCTGTGCCAATCGTAGCCGTCCCGCTAGATGCGTTGATGCTTGTGCTGAACGTGGCAACACCAGTAACACCAAGGCTGGAGGACAGTGTGGCTGCGCCATTAACGCCCAGGCTAGAGCTGAAGGTGGCTGCGCCTGTGACGGCTAGGCTGGATGCTAGGGTAGTCGCACCAACCGAGTTGAGCGTGCCACTAGAGCTAACCCCAAGGGTAGAGATTTGCAGTGCAGAGACAGATGATTCATCGCCAGTAGCGATTGCCAACAACGTACTTGTAAATGGAGTATTGCCAGACACCTTCAATAATTGAGGGTAGCTAGTCGAAATGTTCTGCGTTCCTAATGTTGCCATTTTATCTCCCTATCAATTAAAGCGGTTTTTGAGGACATCCCACGCCATTGAGCAGGCCAGCCCAACGACTCCAGCTACAGCCAAAACCTTCGTCTTTAAGGTTTCCAGCGCACCTAATCTATTAGCAACATCCCCATGAAAAGCAAGTGACCTT